TGCAGGTGCACATTTTATTGAAGCGATAGAAAGACAAAGCATCACAGTTCGAGGCAAGCAAGGTCGTTTAGTTATTAGAGCAGGCGAGAAAAATCAAAAGCGTGCAAGGGCTGCAATCTTGGTGTCGATAACTAAAGCCACCAAAATAGCCCACGAAAAGATGCCAAAGGCGGTGGCATAATGGCTGAGCCAGCAATTAAATACAGCATCATAACTGCCTACTCCAACAAAGGCGTTGCGGCCGCTGAAAAAGGATTGGCCAAACTAAGCAAATCATTTAAGAAAACTAGCCTTGCCAGAAAACTAACCTTTGCAGCAATGGGTGCAAGTTTTGTAGCCCTTGCTAAGTCCTCAGCACAGGCAGCAATTGCAGATGAAAAAAGCATCAAGGTACTGGCATTTACCCTGGACAATTTAGGGCGATCATTTCAGCAAGTGCCAATCGAAAATTTTATTGACAAGTTAAGCAGAGCAACAGGCATTGCAGACCAAGAAATTAGACCGGCATTTGGTCAGTTAATAACTGTTACAAATAATTTAGCAAAGTCTTACGAGGCGTTGGCTCTTGCAACTGACATTGCAGCAGTAACCGGCGATGATTTCACAGTCATCACAGACGCATTATCAAAAGGTTTTGCAGGCCAAACAACTGCATTGAAGAAATTAATTCCAGGACTAGACCAGGCAGCAATCAAGGCCGGTGATATGACTACTTTGATGAAACAGTTAAATGACACATTTGGCGGGGCAGCAAAAAACAACATAACAACTTATGCAGGCCAGTTGGCAATTTTAAAAATATCAGCAGGCAAAGCCCTGGAAAATATAGGCAAAGGCTTGATCAGTTTCTTAAAAGGCTTTACCAAAACTAATTCAATCACTGATCTTGGATTGGCAATTGAAGACTTAGGCATCAAGATAGGTGACATATTTAGAGGTTTGCCGGTTTATATTAAAACCTTTTTTGCCTCTACAGATAAAGCATTTCAAGAAAGTTGGTTTGGCCGCAATGTCTTATTGCCTTTGATTACTGCACTTGGCAAAGGGCTTTCAGATGCAGCCACAGCGGCCTCAGCAGCGGGCAAAAGGATTAGAGAATTAGAAGCGGCAGGTGGTTGGGGCAGGTTATTTGATACAACAGTAATTAAAAAGTTTAATAAAGAAACAAAAAAAACCACTGATGATATGAAAAAGGCAGCAGCAACAACCAAATTGCAGGGTATGTTTGACATTGATGCAATCCAGATTGCTGAAGCACTTAAAGGCAAAGTCAGCGACCTAGACCGTGCACGCTTAGAGGGAATGAGAGCGCTCAAAACTGAGGCTACCAATGACGATATTGCAGCCATTAAAAAAATAGAATATGAAACACTAAGAGCCAATGCAACCCTTAACAGTGCACAACAATTGTCAGCACAAAACACTTTTGATTTTTACAAATTAATTTACGGCTATGCAAAAGATACCAGTGATGAAATTGCCAAGTTATCGTTTGTACCAAAATTACCAGGGGCACCATCTACTAGCACCGGCACCGGGGGCGGTGGAGGCGCTGGAACATCAGATTTGCCTAACCCATTTGTCCCAGGCACTATCCCTGACTTGAGTTACTTGAATTTTGATCTTTCTGGATTAGGTGCAGCCAATGCACGAATGGAAGCCGGAATCGCAGGACAGCAAGGCAGCATCACAGTTAATGTGAATCCTAGCGGATCAGGATTTATTGGCAATCAAGATGATTTTTTACGCACCGTACAAATGGCTTTGCAAATCGGCGGGCGCAATGGTTATTCCACAAGTGGGTTGGCTGGAGGATGAGCCTTCCCGCCATTGCGGTTATTCTTAATTTTTCAAGCGGGCCAAGTTTTGGCCAGGCTTTTATTATTGGATCTGGTGTACTCGGCGAAAATATCTTGGCCGATAGTGCAACCGTTACTGCTGATGTATCAACCACAGTTCAATCAGTCAACATTTCAAGAGGTCGCAACGCACTTAGTGATGTATTTCAAACCGGCACTTGCACTGTTGTAATCGCAGACGAAACGGGTGCCTTCAATCCTGAAAATTTATCAAGTCCGTACGCGGGATTGATTCAACCTTTGCGCAAAATAACTATAACTGCCACTGATCCATCAAGTGGCATCGTGTGGGGAATGTTTGCTGGTTACACAACTGGGTTTTCATATCAGCAAAGCCGAGATGTTGGCATCGTGAGTACAACAACAATCACAGCAGTTGATGGATTTAGACTTGCAAACCTTGCCACTCTTACAACTGTTGCAGGATCTTCAGCCGGTGATCTCTCGGGCACTCGCATCAATCAAATACTTGATGCAATTTCTTGGCCAACTTCGATGAGAAGCGTGGACGCGGGCGCGACTACTGTTCAGGCCAATCCCACAAGTTCTTCAACAGCCCTTGCAAAATTGCAACAATGTACTGATTCAGAATATGGTGCCATTTATATTGATGCCAGTGGCAATATGGTTTTTCAGGATCGTGCTTTTACTGCATCAAGCATAGCGGCAACGCCCACGATTTTTAGTGATGATGGAACTGGGATTCCTTATTCACAGGTTAAATTTTTGCTTAATGATGATTTGGTGTACAACTCTGGAAGCGTTACGCGAATTGGGGGAAGCCCCCAGACAAGCGAAAATGCTGAGAGCATTGCCCTTTATTTTAAGCATTCATACAATCGCACTGATCTCATAATGCAAACCGATGCCGTAGCGCTTGATTATGTCAGGGCTTATATTGCATCAAGGCAAGCAACCTCAGTTCGCACTGATACCTTAAGCCTTAATTTAAATACAACCAGCACGGCAGGTGTAACAGCGGCTTTGGAGTTAGATTACTTCGACCCCATCACAGTAAAAAGCACTCAACCGGCTGCATCTGGAACTAGCACCCTGGACAAAACTTTGCAAATCTTTGGAGTGTCACACAATGTCACGCCAAATAATTGGATTACAACATTTACCACCCTTGAACCTGTGATTGATTCCTGGATTATTGGGTCGAGTCAATACTCGATTCTTGGCTCAACAACTGTATTATCCTACTAAGTAAAAAGGAGTAACAAATGGCAACTGGGTTTCCAACCACTACGGGAACGGTCGTTTCCAGCGATATGTGGAATGGCTTGACGTCCTACCAAATTTCAACTCAGTCTGGGGCAACCTATACTTTTGCAAGCACTGATCAATACCAAGTGCTAGTTCTTGCATCAAATGCATCAACCAAAACTTTTAGCATTCCAACAGATGCCACTTATGCATTCCCTAATGGCACTGCAATTACTGTACTCAATACCGGTGCTGGGCTTTTGACGCTGAATGCAGTTTCGAGCGGTACAACTACTGTGACAAGCGCGGGAGCAGTGAGTGCCAGCCCAACAGTGGCACAATACAAAGCAGCCGTTTGTTTAAAAACTGCAACAAATGCTTGGACGATTGTGGGCGGATTGTCATAATGATTGGCAATATTGCAACTGGTGTAATTAGTAGTAAAGGTGCGTTGACTTCGCCTTCAACCGTTGAATTTCTGGTAATCGCCGGCGGCGGAGCCGGTGGAACCGATTTCGCTGGCGGCGGCGGTGGTGGTGGTGTAAACGGTTCCACAAGTTTTGCGGTAACTGGTGGAGTTGCTTATACGGTAACCATTGGAGCCGGTGGGGCGGCGGTATCAGCCGACAGGGGCTTAAATGGCGAAAACTCAGTTTTCAGTTCAAATACTGCAACAGGCGGTGGTGGTGGTGGTTCCTTAGGATCTACCTTCACCGGTAAAGACGGCGGTTCTGGCGGTGGTGGTACTTATCCAAGCGCGGCTGGTGGAACAGGTAGTCAAGGGTCAAATGGTGGAGCAGGTTCACCAGATGTTGCGTCTTTAAGAGCGTCTGGTGGTGGCGGCGGTGCTGGTGGTTCTGGAACTTCCAACGGAACAACGGCGACCAGTATGGATAACGGCGGAGCAGGTGCGGCAGGATTATCAAATAGTATAAACGGCACTTCGACACAGCGTGCGGGTGGAGGAGGAGGTGCTATCGGGGCGAACTCAACTGGATCTCCTGGAGCGGGTGGAGCCGGCGGCGGCGGAGCAGGTTCAAAAGGTGCAGTTACAGCAACAGCCGGTGGAATTAACACCGGCGGTGGTGGTGGTGGTGGTGGTTCTAGCGGCGGCGGAAATTTGGGCGGAGCCGGTGGATCAGGAATTGTGATCATCGCGTATCCAAATACTTATCAAGCCGCAACACTTACAAATCTTACTTACACCGAGCCAACGCGCTCCGGCTATCGGGTGTATCAAATTACGGCTAGCAGCGCAGGAACGATTACCTTCTAATGGCTCATCACGCAAAAATAGAAAACGGGATAGTTACCTCAGTAATTGTTACTATGGATTCGGACGAGGACACTTTTGCAGATCGTATGCTTGCCGAAACCGGCGAACAATGGGTCAGAACAAGTTACAACGCTGCTACTAACGGTTTTAGATTTAATTATGCCGGTGCTGGATTTCACTGGGACGGCATTGGATTTTACTCGCCTCAATGTCATAGCGAAGCGGTGTTAAATAACTACCAATGGGAGTGCAGTAATGCCGACCACAACTTTAAAGTCTGATAACGGTTGGCCAGCAAGCAAAGATCCTGCTGAGATTGGTATCAAGTCTTATTTGATTAAAGGCACTGATATAAAAATTAGATGTGCTAAAAAGGCAGGCCCATTATTGGCAGCATTTGCGGCTGAGTTTCACGAGAAAATTGAGCCGATAGACAAAGGGCCATTAGATGATTGGGCGTACTGTTTTAGGGCCGTGAGAGGCAGACAAGAAGATCGCCTAAGCAATCACAGTAGTGGCACGGCCATTGATCTAAACGCAAACCTTCACAAACTTGGTGAGGAAAATACCTTTGCCGAGGGCAAGGCTGAAATAATCATTGAATTGTGCGCAAAGTACGGCTTAAAGTGGGGCGGTACTTATCGCAACCGCAAAGATGAAATGCATTTTGAAGTTTGCCTGACCCCTAAACAGGCAAAAGAGCGCATTATTGCGCTTGGATTGGAGCAGTAAATGGCAGTACAAATCAAAGCGGCGTGTGGAACATATATCCGCGCGTTGTTGACCATCTTGCTAACCTTGATGGCCACAATCGGAGGATCACCGCTGGACTTCACCAGCGCGGATTGGCGAATGGTTGCCAATGGACTTTGGGCCTCTCTTTTGCCTGTAATTATGCGTGCACTTAGCACAAATGATGACAAATACGGCAGAGCACCAAAAGAGTAGGGCACGACACGCGGGGCAGGTGTTGCCAAATGTCTGCCCTTAGTGTCACACTATTAATACGGACTAGAAAGGACTAGAAACAATGAAAAAGACAGAACTTAAAGTTGGCGAAATTTACAACTTAAAGCACTACAAAACTTTGACCGTGCCTGTAAAAATTGTAACTGTTGGCAATTACAGGGTTGAAGTGCAATATCTAAGTGCAAAAACATTAGAACCAATTGCTGTCCCTAATCCTAGAATTTATGGCGCAACTACGGAAGCAGTTATGTTTGCACAAATAAAAGATAAATATGAAGTTGGTGTCAAATAATGACTACAACAATTACAATCAAAATGACACCCCAAGACTTTGATTTGCTTTCAGATATGCAAATGGAATGGGGCGATGAAGGCTGGATGGCTCAAGTAAATGAGGGCCGTTTTGAAGATACAGAGATTGCAATTTTGGCTCAACCAATGAAATGGGCTTATTGGTTTGATAACCCATTGAACTGCATTTTGGCCAAGAGTTATTTGGCATCAAACAAAATGGGGTTTCACACAACTTATGATCTTGCCTCAGAATCCTGGGTGATCTTCACCAATTACGCAACCCGCGTGGATGCATAACGTGGCCGCCAATACGGCTTTTGCCGTGATGGTAGCAATGTACATTGCGATTTGCTTTGGATGTGTCCTTATGGGATATGCAATAGGCCACCGCGACGGCAAGCACATAGGATACAAAAGAGGCCGTGCAATCGGTTACTCTAAAGCGAAGCAAGATTGGAATCTGAGCAATGGCATTTGATCTAAGTGAGTATCAGCCAGTTGATGAGAGGATTGCCCTTTTCTGGATTAAGTATCCTGAAGGCCGTATTGATACGGAATTGGTGCACAACGATGGAAAGTCTTTCATCATAAAAGCCACTGCATATCGAAATGATGGCACAATCATTGCAATTGATTATGCTCAAGAAGTCATCTCAGATCGAGGTGTGAACGCCCACTTTGCTTTGGAGAATGCAGCGACCTCGGGAATTGGCCGAGTTTTAGCGACCGCCGGTTTCCAAGCCAAGATTGGCAAACGCCCCTCCCGTCTGGAGATGGAAAAAGTGCAAAGAGTTGCAGCCGGTGATCCAGTGCCGAATGATGATCTTTGGAATAAGCCAGCAGATGATGAAATGGCTACTGCAATGCAAGTACTTAGCAGCATTGCTACACCAATTGAGCGTGAAGCCAATGTTCGCGCCCACCCTTGCAAACACGGCACCAGGGTACATAAAGAGGGTACCAGTGCAGCGGGCAAGAAGTGGGAAGGCTATTTTTGCGAGGCAATGCCTAAGAGCCAACAATGTGCCCCAGTTGGGATGGATGGCAAAGAGTGGGTGAAGCGTGGGTAATTTAGAAGTTTACTTTCCAGATAAGACAGCATTGCACTTTACGAGTACAGGCGTGAGCGAGCACGATTCGGAGATTTGCGATGGTTGCAACACCCGCCAATTTACAACTGGTGGCATTATGAGTGATCAGATATTTGTGTGTGCCAAGTGCCGCGCGATAGATCGCAATGAATGAGTTACAACTATTCACATACTTAAAAAGCCGGTACATACCTGATTTGCTAATGAGCAGTGACGAATTTGAATATCACGACTGCTACAGCGAACAATTGGGCGTGATCATCGAACTTAAAAGCCGTCAAACTCACTATGACGAATTGATAATTGAGCGCGACAAGTACCACAACATCACTCAAAGAGCCTGGGCAGCAGGATTGACTGCTCTCTACATTTGCTCAACACCAAAAGGCATTTGGTCGTTCAACTTAAACAAACTCACAATGCCATCTTGGTACTATTTTGATGGTCTACCTGTAACTACCGAATTTGCCAACACTGACACAGTAACAAAAGTTGTAGGATTCTTACACATTAGACGAGGCAAAAGGATTGGTGCTTATGGGGCCAACAATGCTTGATGGCATCCGGTACTTCAAATGCAGAGGGGTCTGCCAGGGGCCTGCACCATTTAGCACATACACTTGCTACGACCTCCCAGAGGGGCTATCAATGATCCAATGTCTTGATTGCTTATTTGTTACAGTAGCAATGGATGATCAGGCCTTAAAACGCAAACCACGCACCTTAGAAGGGGATTACAAATAGTGGATCAAAACATAAGTCGATGCACTGGATGTGGACAATGGTTAGAAGCGACACACCGAGATTGTGGCACTTGCTTGCTTTGGTATAGCAGGCGGGTCTAAGATGCGCAATCCAACTCAACTGTATGAGTATAAACAGCAGGGCGCATTGATCGTGCGTTGTAGCCGGTTAGAGCGGCAACCTTTGGCCTGCACTGATCAACGGCCTATCCTCTCAATGGGGGGATATAGGGGGGCTATAACATTGGTGTTATGCCTTATGCTTTGTCTGGTAACAGCACAACCATCAAAGGCTCAAGATCAACAGACTTGGGAAGTGCATCTACTCAAGATCACCAAAGACTACAAAGAATACAAATGCGTAAAGAGATTGATATTCAAGGAATCATCTAACAACCCAGATGCGAAGAACGGTTCACACTACGGTCTTCCTCAAGGTCGCACACGGTACCTGGCCACAGCCTCACCAACGGCGCAGATAACTTGGATGATGAAATACATCAGAGCAAAATATCAAAACGGGTGCAATGCACTCAAGCATAGCGACCAAAGGGGCTGGTATTAGTGGGCTTATCACTTCAATCAAGTGAATGGAAACGGCTACGACTTGAGATCCTTCAACGCGATGGTGGGCAGTGCAGTTATTGCGGAGATGTTGCCACCGAGGTTGATCATATTTTTCCACGTTCAAGAGGAGGCAGTGATGAGCCTGAAAATTTGGCAGCAGCGTGCCGTCGTTGCAATAATGCAAAGAGTGGGAAGGTTAATAAGCCGGTTTTTTTGACACCTCCTGCTACCCCCCCTGATCTTATTTCGGTTAATTTACCCGAAAAACCCACAAAACTGGCTAATGACTACGAATCACAACAAAACGGACATACAAACAAAACAGAATTAAATGAGCCTGTATCAAAGACTTTGGGGGCTGGGCTTATCGGTAGTCCCACACCCAGGGTTTTTTCAAGTCCAGTAGAAGGTGCAACCAGTCGGGCACCTGAAGTTATAGCATTTGCAGAATCCATTGGATATAAATTGATGCCCTGGCAAATCAACGCATTGCACGATATGTTGCTGGTTAAAGATGGCAAGTTCATTGGCAAAACTGTGGCATTGTGTGTTAGCAGGCAAAACGGCAAAACTGAACTTGCTAAATTAAGGATACTTGCAGGCATCTATCTCTTTGGTGAGAAGTCAATTGGAATGATGTCATCCAATCGCAATATGGCAGTTAATACATTTAGGCAGATCCATTACTTGATCCAAGATACACCGGCATTACTTGAGTTATGGGAGAAGACTTACAGCACTAATGGCAATGAGCGGATCAGGTTCAAGAATGGTGCTGAGATTATGGTCATCGCAGCAACTTCAGAGGGCGCCCGAGGCTACTCATTTTCATTCATATTCATTGACGAATTGCGGGATATAAAACCCGAAGCCTGGGATGCCGCGTTGTACACAACACAGGCAAAAAGTGAATCTCAGATTTTATGCGTGTCTAATGCAGGGGATAAGAGCAGCACGGTGCTAAATGCTTTGCGCGATAAGGGCCTTGAGGATAAGACACCTTCATTGAGATGGCTTGAATGGAGTGCTCATCCATCGCTAAAGATTACAGATCCAAAAGCCTGGGCACAGGCCAACCCTGCTTTAGGTCACACAATCACGGCTGAAATACTTGAGCACCGTATTCTCACTGGTGAGCCAAACCAAGTGCGTACAGAAATGCTTACGCAATGGGTACAGAATTTGGCGAGTCCCTGGCCCATCAATGCCTGGATGGATAACAAAGTGGAGAATATGGTGTTTGAGCCTGGTGCATCCACATTCTTTGCAATGGATATATCCCCAAGTCGAAGGCACGCTGCTCTAGTTGCAGGCCAGTTAAATGGCGATAAGGTCAAACTTAAATGCCTACAAACTTGGAATGCCCAATCCAGTATTGACGATTTGAGAATGGCCAGCGAAATCAATGAACATATCAAACGGTTTAAACCAAAAATGTTGTTGTTTGATCGGTACACCAGCGCGGGAGTAGCAGCGCGGTTGGCACACACTGGGGTTTTAGTAACTGAGATATCAGGCCAATTGTTTGCCAGTGCGTGCGATGAAATGCTAGCGGCAATGAGCCATAATCGAATTGAGCACTCAGATCAATATGAACTAAGCGAATCTGTGAACTCTTGCGCTATGCGAACCACTGATTCAGGTTGGCGGATTGTGCGAAGAAAATCAGCGGGCGGGGAAGTAGCAGCAGCCATTGCAAGCGCAATGGTTATCTGGTATGCAAACAAACCCCAGGCAGTTGCGGCCATCTATGTCAATTAGACACGCCGAAAGCATTAAAGGTTATTTTGCGCTGATTTGTCGTATGCTTCCGCTATGGGTTTAAGGTCTGCATTGCGCATTGTCGATGGTGCAATCCCTGAAAGTAAACCTACTATTCAAGCACAATATGCTCCACCTGTTATGGATGGTTTTAGTGCTTATTCTTTTTTAAATTCAGCAGTTTATATAACACGCACTGAAGCACTGGCCGTTCCCAGTGTGAGTAGGTGCCACTCGTTGATTACGGGCGTGATTGGCAGTATCGAATTGAACCTGTATAAAAAATCAACGGGTGCAGAATTAGAATCACCAATTTGGTTAGAGCAGCCAGATTACCGTCAACCAAGATCAGTAACGATAAGTGCAACAGTTTCAGACCTGTTTATGCACGGGGTAAGTTTTTGGGAAGTCACTCAGGTTTATGCTGATAGTGGCAGGCCGTCAAATTTTGCGTGGGTTTCATATGATCGCGTTACACAAAAATTAAATTCAACAAATACTTTAGTTGTTGGTTACACAGTTGATGGATCTGGATTGCGACCACAAAACGGTCTGGGAAGTATCGTCACATTCCAGGCACTAGACTCTTTGGGGATATTGGGTCGCGGTGGTCGCACTATAAAAGCCGCTTTGGATTTAGAAAAAGCAAGTGCAATTGCCGCCGAAACTCCGCAAGCCTCGGGGTACATTCAAAATTCTGGAGCGGATTTACCAGAGGAACAAATTACCGGATTGTTAAGCGCGTGGAAACTTGCAAGGCAACAAAGATCAACGGCTTATCTCTCTAGCACTTTGCGGTTTGAGGCTAATAATTTTTCTCCTAAAGATATGCTTTACAATGAAGCAAAACAAATGTTTGCAACAGAGATTGCGCGGCTCTGCAATACGCCTGCCTACCTTCTCAGCGCAGACCTAAACAACAGCCTCACCTACTCCAATGTCTTGGATGAGCGTAGACAATTTACCGATATGACTTTGATGCCATTTATGATCGCGATTCAGGAACGCCTCTCAATGGATGATCTTACGGCTCGTGGAAATGAAGTGCGTTTTAATGTTTCTGAAAGTTTCTTAAAATCAGATGCACTTACACGCTTGGCAGTAATTGAAAAAATGTTGGCGTTAAATCTTATTACTTTGGATCAGGCCAAAGAGATGGAAGACCTTTCACCGAATGGAGCAGACAATGGATCAGAAGCCCTTACACCTAACCTTTAACACAACAGTTGAAGCAACGGATGCAGAGCGCAGAATTATTGCTGGAAAGATTGTGCCGTTTGGCGAAATTGGGCATACCAGCGCGGGCGAAGTTGTATTTGAAAAAGGATCTATCAGTTACAACACTGGTGGAAAAATTAAACTTTTACTAGAGCACAACGCAAAAGATCCAATTGGAATGATGCAAAGTGCAAGTGAAGATGCCTCTGGCATTTACGCAAGTTTTAAAGTTGCGCCAACAACCAAAGGTAATGATGCCCTTATTGAGGCAGCAGAATTGCGCGATGGATTAAGTGTTGGCGTAATTGTCGATGCAGCAGAACCACGCAATGGCATTTTGTATGTAACAAAAGCCTCTTTGCGTGAAGTCAGTTTGGTACAGGCCGCGGCTTTCAGCACTGCTAAAATTTCTGCAATCAGTGCCACGGAAGCAACACCTGAACCAGTAGAGGAAACACCAACCCAACCAACCGAAGAGAGTGAGGCCAGCGTGGAAAACGCTACCCCAGCAACCGAGGTAGAAGCCCAAAAGGTCGAAGCCTCACAACCGTCATACACACCAGTTGCACACACTGAAGTGCGTTCACCTATCAAAACAAAATCTAATTACTTGCAACACTCAATTTATGCACGTTTAGGCAATGATGATTCAGCGCAATACATCCGCGCTGCTGATGCAGTTGCAAAAAAAGCAATGCAATTTGCCGATGATTCATTTACAACAAACCCTGCATTCTCACCAGTGCAGTATGTGCCAACAGTTATTGATACATCAATTGGTGCACGTCCAACCATTGATGCACTTGGTGGAGCACGTCCACTTCCAGCAAGTGGAATGACTATTTCACATCCAAAAATTACGACCTCAGGTACTGAGGCCATTACTGCTGAGGGTGCTGCACCATCAGAAACTGGCATTGTGTCTGCCTATGTAAATGCAACTGTACAGAAAGTGGCCGGTTTACAGCGCTACAGTCAAGAATTGCTTTTGCGCGCAGATCCATCTTTCTTTGATGCAATGCTTGAAAATATGACACGCGCTTACAACGGTGCAACAGATGCAGCAGTTATTGCAGAAATTGTTTCCGGTGGAACTCAAGCAACAGCACAGGCAGCAACCATTGCAGGTTTACAGGCTTATGTTGCACAGGCTGCACCAGCAGTTTATGCAGGCACCGGCGAAGTTGCATCTGCATTTATTGCAGGTACTTCCGTTTGGTCATTATTAATCGGCAGCCTGGATACCACGGGAAGAAGCATATTCAATGCCGCGGCCCCTATGAATGCAAACGGACAATCTGCACCGCGTTCATTGCGTGGCGATATGATGGGATTGGATCTTTGGATTGACAGCAAGATGGTTTCAACAACCATTGATGATTGCGCATTCATTGTGACACCATCAGCAATTGCAATTTACGAATCACCAATTCTTCAACTCTCAACTAACGTGCCTAGCACTGGAGAAATTGAAACGGAATTGTTCGGATTTATTGCAGTTAAGACCCTTGTCGGAGCAGGTTTACAGCGTTACAACCTAACCTGATCTAAACCCTAGAACGGCCGCCCCTTACCCCTAGTCCGGTAGGGGGTTGGCCACTAAACTGAAAGGAGCAATCAATTGGCGAGTACCTATGTGACCCTTGCTGAATTGAGGTCAAATCTTGGAATCGGCACGCTCTATTCAGATGCAACAGTTGAGGAAGTTTGCCAAAGTGCTCAAGACATAATTGATTCCTACCTTTGGTATAACCAAGCACTGGTTTATTCAACTGCTCTAAACAACAACATTGCGACAATCACAACAACACAGCCCCACGGATTTGTTACCGGCCAAAGCGTAACAATTACCAAATCAGACACCGCAACATTTAACGGCACTTACACAATAACGGGCTACACAGAGTTCAATTTTACTTATGCAAGAACAGCAAGCAATCAAACAACACATTTGGTGCGACCTTATGGGCTAGTTAAAGGGCCAAATCACAGCACCGCTTATGCAAGTGTGCCAGCAGTACGCGAAGCCTCAATGATGATTGCAGTAGATATTTGGCAGGCCAGACAAGCACCCTCTGGACAAGGTGCAAGCATTGATCAATTTGTGCCCTCACCATTTAAGATGGGCAACACATTGATTGCCCGCGTGCGTGGCCTTCTTGCCCCATATATGGCTCCAACCTCAATGGTGGGCTAATGCCTACAGCGATTACAACTCTACGCACAACACTTGCAACCACTTTGGCCAATGCCGGTGTATGGAGCACCTTTGCCTTTCCACCTAGCGCACCTATTGCCAACTCAGTTGTTGTGATGCCAGACGATCCCTACATTGTGCCAAACAACCAGACCAGATCCAGCATCCAACCTTTTGCACGATTTAAAATTATGATAATTGTGCCTGCCCTAGACAATCAGGGCAATTTAAATAGCATTGAAACTTTTGCAGTTGCCGTGTACACCAAACTTGCCGCGGCCTCATACGCTTTAAACATCACGGGATTTAGTGCACCCACAATTTTAAACCTTGCAACCAGTGATCTTTTAACAATAGATTGTTCAATTGAAGTACTAACGGATTGGTCATAAAAATGAATTACAAAGTTTTAGCAGGCACCGTGGGTGGCAAACCAGCCGGTTCAATCATTACTGAGAAGGACTTAACCCCAAACACTAACATTGAAGCACTCATTCAGGGTGGCTCAATCAAACCGATAACCGAAAAACCAAAGAAAGATGAGGCAAGCGAATAATGGCAACAACAACCTTTTTAAATAACACTTTGGTTGTGACGCTTAACTCGGTTGATGTAAGCGACCAAGTTACAGCAGCAACAATCAATCAAACCTTCGACGAGTTGGAAACCACTACAATGGGCGGCAACGGCTCTCACACCTTTGTTAAAGGTTTAGAATCTAGTACCGTAACCTTAGATTTTTTAAATTCTTACGCAGCCAGTGAAGTTGCAACAACTTTACAATCTGCATACGGCACAACCGTTGCCTTAACTATTAAGCCAACAAGTGCAGCAATAAGTGCAACGAACCCAGAATTTCAAACAACGATTTTGGTAAACAACCTTACCCCTGTTTCAGGTAGTGTTGGCGATCTAAGCACTCAATCAATTACTTTTACCTGCAACTCACCAATTGTTGTAGACACAACCGCGTAACAACTAACCTGAAGGGCTAGGCAATGGCTAAGTTAAAAATCACACGTAGTACTGGTGAAGTTCAAGAGTTTGAAATTACACCAATAATTGAATACGCGTTTGAAGTAAACAAGAAAAAAGGGATTCACAAGGCGTTTGCTGAAGATCAAATGCAGAGTGATGTGTATTGGTTATGTTGGGAAGCCATCCGGCGATCCGGCGAATCAGTGCCAATGTTTGGTGAGAAGTTTCTTGAAACGCTAAAGTCAGTTGAGGTATTAGATAGCGACCCTTTAGGGGATTGAGTGGCAAAGACTCACTCACCTATTTGGTCGCAAATCTAAGTTGTGAAACTGGGATTTCACCCAGTGAGTTTATCGGGATGGATCCCGTAATGCTTAAAATGATGATTAGAGTGCTAGAGGAAAGGGCAAAGGCGATCAAGGATGGCAACCGAAAAAGAAGTGGTCGGACTTGAGCAAACTTTGAAAGTACTCAAAAAAGTGCACCGTATTGTGTACGATCAAATGAACAAAGAAATTAAAGTTGTTTTGGCTGAAATCAGAGATGATGCTCAAGGATATGCACCCAGTACAACTCCACCAGGTTTAAGCAATTGGGCTAAGCAAGCGCCAGGTACAGTTTGGGAACGCTTAATCTTTGACCCTGCAGCAATTAAAAAAGGTATTGGTTTTAAAATAGGCAAGACTAAAATCAACGAGCAAGGATTCAGCAGCCTATTTACAGTCATAAATAAAAATGCTGCTGGAATGATCTATGAAGTTGCAGGTACCAGAAATCCTCACGGCAGACCACCGGCTGGAAACTATAAACGCACTCAAACTAAAAAATTTAGCAAGTCATTTAATGAAGATGCAGGTGCACATTTTATTGAAGCGATAGAAAGACAAAGCATCACAGTTCGAGGCAAGCAAGGTCGTTTAGTTATTAGAGCAGGCGAGAAAAATCAAAAGCGTGCAAGGGCTGCAATCTTGGTGTCCATAACTAAAGC